TATGATACTCGGTGGTTACACCAAACAAAACATTACAACACAGATAAATCAAAATGTCTTTTCTGGTTTAGAAGCAAAAGCGAGGTTTGCGAATTGGAAAAGAATATAGGAGACAACAATGGCAATAGCAGAGGTAGTTTACCTTGACCTAGAAGAAGAATATCTAGGTATCAAAATCGACAGAACAAAAGACAACAACTTATCAGAACAAGCAAGAAAACTCCTTAAAGATTATTACCAGTTAGAAGACGAAACCTCTGCACAACAATCATATGCCCGCGCCGCTGTTGCCTACTCCTACGGAGATATGGACCTCGCACAACGCATCTATGATTATGTCTCAGAGGGGTGGTTCATGTTTGCATCACCTGTTCTTTCCAATGCACCACTTCCAGGCGCAAAGGTAAAGTCTCTACCTATTTCTTGTTTCCTAACCTACGTTCCAGATAGTCTAGAAGGACTCATCGACCACACAGCAGAACTCCGTTGGTTGTCTGTCAAGGGTGGTGGTGTTGGCGGTCACTGGTCTGCTGTTCGTGCAGTATCAGAAAAGGCACCTGGCCCTATGCCATTTCTACACACGGTAGATGCAGATATGACCGCATATCGTCAGGGAAGGACACGCAAGGGTTCCTATGCAGCGTATATGGACATCTCACATCCAGACATTATTGAGTTTGTCAATATGCGTATTCCTACTGGTGACGTAAACCGTAAGAACCTAAACCTACACCACGCAGTCAACGTGACAGACTCTTTCATGAGAGCAGTAGAGCGTGATGAGGTGTGGGACTTGATTGATCCAGACGACGGAACAGTGCGTGATAGTATGAGGGCAAGAAAGTTATGGGAACTTCTACTGGAGACACGGTATCGCACAGGTGAACCATACCTAAACTTCATTGACACTGCAAACCGTGCATTACCACAGACGATGAAAGAGAAGGGCCTAAGAATTCACGGTTCTAATCTCTGCAATGAGATTCACCTACCTACTAGTGAAGACCGCACCGCTGTGTGTTGCCTGTCATCTGTGAACCTAGAGAAGTATGATGAGTGGAGTAAGACACCCATGATTCGTGATCTTATTCGATTCCTAGACAACGTTCTACAGTTCTTTATTGACCATGCGGGTGATGAGATTTCTCGTGCTCGTTATTCTGCACAACAGGAACGTTCTCTTGGTCTTGGTGCAATGGGTTGGCATTCATACTTGAATCGTCATCGTATTCCTTTTGATTCAGAGGATGCAGATAAAAAGAACATCGAAATCTTTGAGTATATCAAGACGCAGGCCGTAGAGGAGACAGAGAAACTTGCAGAGGAACGTGGAGAGTGTCCAGACATGGAAGGGACAGGAAGACGTAACTCACACCTTCTTGCAATCGCACCTAACGCAAACAGTTCCATCATCGTGTCTACATCACCTTCTATCGAACCACTGAAGGCAAACGCATACACGCACAGGACTCGTGCTGGTTCACATCTGGTCAAGAACATCTATCTTGAAGAAGAACTGGAGAAGGTGGGTAAGAATGACCAGAGAACATGGAGCAGCATCATCACAAACGGTGGTTCTGTGCAACACCTTGATTTCCTATCAGACGAGGTGAAGGATGTATTTCGAACTGCCATTGAGATTGACCAAGATGCAATCGTAAGACAGGGTGGACGCAGACAAGAGTTTCTATGTCAGGGACAGTCACTAAACGTGTTCTTCCCACCAAATGCAAATCGTGGGTCACTACATAAGGTACACTACAATGCATGGAAGTATGGATGTAAGGGTCTATATTATCTACGCACAGAAACGTCCAACAAGGCAGAGAATGTATCTGTCAAGGTTAAGAGAGAAGCACTAAAGGACTATGAAAGTCAAGCAATGAGCCAAGAGGAATGTCTATCATGTCAGGGATAAGAATAGTAACAAAAACAGATTGTCCATTTTGTACTATGGCAAAGTCATGGTTTACAGAACATGGATTTGAGTATGCAGAAGAACTCATGGATAATGAGGAAGAACGTCTTGCATTCTATCAGTCTATCAATGGTATCAAAGAAACTGTTGGTGAGAACACGGCAGTGCGTCGAGTGAACTCTGTTCCACAGATTTTCATTGATGGTGAACACATTGGTGGTTACGATGACCTTATGAAGAAGGCAGATGAAATTCTTCGTAAGAGAAGTGGCGGTGGTCTGCTTGAGTTCAGTAAGACATACAAACCTTTTCACTATCCTTGGGCCGTGGAGATTACCACTCGACATGAGAAGGCGCACTGGATTGAGGACGAACTGGACTTGTCAGAGGACGTATCAGATTGGAAGTCTGGTAAGGTTACACAGGTAGAGAAGGAATATATCACAAATATTCTTCGTCTATTCACACAGTCTGACGTTGCAGTTGGTCAGAACTACTATGACCACTTCATTCCCAAGTTCAAGAACAACGAGATTAGAAATATGCTCGGTTCCTTTGCATCCCGTGAGGGTGTGCATCAGAGAGCATATGCACTTCTGAACGAGACACTTGGACTACCAGACAGTGAGTATCATGCGTTTCTTGAGTATAAGGAAATGATGGACAAGATTGAATTCATGCAGGATTCTGACGTAGGAACCATTCGTGGTCTTGGACTTGCACTCGCAAAGTCTGTGTTCAACGAGGGTGTTGCTCTGTTCGCATCATTCGTCATGCTTCTCAACTTCCAACGTTATGGTAAGATGAAGGGTATGGGTAAGGTTGTTGAGTGGAGTATTCGTGACGAGTCCATGCATGTCGAAGGAAACTCAAAGGTGTTTCGTCAACTCTGTTCAGAGAAACCAAAGATTGTGAACGATGATTTCAAAGCAGATATTTACAATATGGCTCGCATTGCAGTCAAGTTAGAGGATAAGTTTGTTGACCTCGCATATAAGATGGGTGAGATTGAAGGCCTAGAGGCGTCTGAAGTGAAGACCTATATAAGATATATCACAGACCGTAGACTTCTACAACTTGGTCTAAAGACAAACTTCAAGGTGAAAGAGAATCCTCTACCTTGGTTGGAATGGGTATTGAACGGTGCTGACCATACAAACTTCTTTGAGAATCGTGTTACTGAATATGAAGTTGCTGGATTGTCAGGTAGTTGGGACGAGGCATATTCGATAGAAGCGGCATGAAATTAGTAGTATGTGAATCATGTGGAGCAGAGTGTCAGATTAAACATCATATGGATGATAATTATTACATGATTTCATTTTGCCCGTTTTGTGGTGAGGGTTTGGAAGACGAACTTGAGCATGATATAGAATGGGAAGATGATGATGACTAATTTTTATATTACTGGAACCAGAAGAGGGTTGGGTGAAGCACTCAGTAAATTTTATGACACGGTAGACACCCTAGAGGAATGTGATGTTTTTATAAACAACAAACACGATGGATTTCAACAAGTTGAATTGTTGTACAAGGCGGCAGAACTTAACAAACGCATAATTAATATAGGGTCAAACTCGCCTGATCAACGTGGAAATAGAATTAGAACTTATCCAACTGAGAAAGCCGCACTAGACTTTGCTAACGATCAATTATATTATCTTGGGATAAATACAACGATTGTAAGGTTTGGTCGTTTTGACACTGAACGAGTTGCTCATATCGACGCACCAAAGATGACTGTATCATATTGTGTGGAAGTGATTGATTGGATTCTTAATCAACCATACAGAGTTAAAGACATAACGGTGTGCCCATAGTCTAAGTTCTTACATTTATAAATATAAGTATGAAGACGGGAATATGGAATCATACCTATAAGTTAGACCCACATAACTCTTTTGGTTTTGTTTATTTGATAAAAAACAAAATCAATGGTAAGAGTTATATTGGGAAAAAACAATACTACACTTACAAAAAGAAAAAGAAACACAAAGAGAGCAACTGGCAAACCTATACCTCATCATCAAAATCGGTAAATGAAGATATAGAAAAATATGGTATAGACAACTTCTATTTTGAGATTTTGTTTGAGACACAGACAAGAGCCTGGCTAACATATATGGAAATCAAATTACAATATGAGTATGATGTGTTAGTTGAGAGAGATGAAAATGGTGAGAGGACTTGGTATAATGGTATGATAGGCGCAGTCAAGTTCATACCCGGCCACGATTGGACTGAAGACAGTTCGCAGAAGTTGAGTGAGAGTGTAAAGAAAATGTGGAAGGCTGGTGTGTTCAAGGATAGAAACTTTGAAGGACCAAATAATCCTATGTGGGGAAGAACACATAGTGACGAAACAAAACAACAGTGGTCTATAAAAAGAACAGGTGTAAAACAAACTGACGAACATATTCAAAAAAGAGTGTCAAAAAATACGGGACAAAAAAGGACAGAAGAAACAAAAAAGAAAATAGCTGCCGCTCAACTAGGACGGGCCCAACCAACACACACCTGTATCAAATGTGGTAAAACTATGTCTATACAAAACGCAAAAAGATACGGACATTATTATGGGAAATGTAAATAATATTGAACGAGAATATATCGAACAGTATAAACTGCACCACAATGATACCACAAAGTTCCCTGGCAATTCTTATCAACACCAACACAATCTAATTGCACATTTGGTGAAAGAGACAGACTCCAAGACACTCCTAGATTATGGGTGTGGTAAGGCTCGACAATACACAGTTGATAAACTACACGAAGAGTGGGGGTTTATGCCCACACTTTACGACCCAGCAGTACCAGAGTATGAAAACCTACCAGAAGGTCCATTTGACGGCATCTATTCCACAGATGTGATGGAACACATTCCCAGAGAAGTGATTCCGTCAATCTTTGAATACATATATAGTAACGCACAAAAATTTGTGTTTTTAGGTATATGCACTCGACCCGCCGTGACAATTTTACCCAATGGGGAAAATGCACATTGCACAGTTGAGCCTATGGATTGGTGGGTAAAAATGATAAATAGTCATGCACCCAAAAGTGTTTATACTCATGTTCATACATATGGTCTTGACAATAACTACATGATTTTGAATTGGTAATACAACTCATATTTGGAGTTTCCAATGCAAAAGATAATCGCAGGAATTTTTGCGATGGTCTTTGTCATGATAAGTTTGAATGCCGCCGCACAAACAAATAGTACAGTAAGCAGCACAGTTGTTACTGATAAAGCACCGCCCACTGCAAACGCACCCAGTGTTGTAATAAACAACAGTGATGTTTGTAAGTCTGCATTTAGTGCAGGCGTACAGACACAAATCCTTGGTATTGCAAGTGGTGTTGCAGTAACAGATGAAAACTGCGAAAGAATGAAATTGAGCCGTAGTTTATTCCTTATGGGAATGAAGGTTGCTGCCGTATCTACACTATGTCAAGACGCAAGAGTTTTTGATGCAATGTGGATGGCAGGAACGCCATGTCCTTATATGGGAAAGATTGGTGAGGATGCTAGAAAAGGTTGGGAAGAAAACCCAGATGAAGTACCATCTGACTCTCAAGTTTTCGAAAAAAAGTTAGCATCTCAGAGGAAGGACTCTCTCGCACCAGTAACGGACCAGTGGCCGAACGACGAGTACAACAATTACGACTAAAAGAGGATGATGATGAAATCACTTTACTCCAAGGTGTTGGTATTGCTGTCGGTGTCGTTGGTTTGTTCTTTGGGATACCATTCTTCCTCTGAGGCACAGACAACTCAACAAATCGAGACTGAGACTGTAACATCAGACAACTACCTTCCAACGATGGATGAGTTTACCACAAGAGGTGGCACCAGCGATAGTTGTAGCACTGGTAGTGGTGCAACTAACTGTACTGGTGGAACCAGTAGTGGTGGGGGTTTTTACACCAGCACATTTGACTTAGAAGAACAAATGACGATAGATGAAATCAATGCTGGTTTTGATTTAGACTATGGTATAGATGTAATGTCGCATCCTAGTAACAGTGTTCTTGCAAGTTGTGTTAACGGAAACTTGTTACAGTCATCAGATTGTAGAGATGTATTCAATCTAACTGTGACTTTGTTTGATACTGGTCGTACACTAGTTCACAAGTTTGAACATTCGGTAGAGTTGGACTATACAGGAACGAGAAGTTTTTCATTCAACCAAACAATACCAGAGAATAACTTTACATCACTCACTGGTGAGTTTGAGTTGTTTGGTATTGATGCAGGATTTCCCAGTGGTTTCTTTGGTCCTGCTTTCTCTAATCCAACCCTTACAACTACCTTTGAACTTGTGACGCTGTTGGAGACAGAGGTTATTGATATTCTAAACACAACAGACATTCTTGACGTTAACACACCAGAGGACATTGAGGTTGCAACCATAGAGGTTGAGATTGAAACTCCAGACGGACAACAGATGGCCAGTCTGGAACTTGAAGTCAATACTGAAATGTCGATGGAAATAGAACCTCTAGAACTCCCCAGTGTTGATACACAATCAGCACCAGAAGTCGAAGTTGAAGTATCAGAGGTGAGTGCAGAACTGGAAACAGAAATGTCTAACGTTGAACCCGCTGTAGAGGAACCTGTGGAGTCTGCACCAGAGGGTGGTGACGAACAGTCAAGTGAAACGGAACCAGAGTCAGAACCAGAAACGGAAACTGCTGAGGCAGAACCTGAGTCTGAAGCAGAGGCAGAACCAGAGGAAACCAACGAACCAGAAACAGAAACCGCAGAGGCGGAACCAGAAACACAGACTGCCGAAAACAATCAGGAGGAGAACGAAGAATCCACTGACAAACCAAAGGTAGAGAAGAAGGACTCTGCTAAACAGAAGGCAGCAAGAAAGATTGTCAAGAAGATGGGGGACAGGGGAAGATACGATTCAACAAACCAGTTGAAAACTTTGGTCATTATGAACGTTTTGGCAGACACCAAGAATTTCTTGGTGCAACCAACCATACCACAACCAACAGGATTTTTTACAGATCAGAAAGTCCCAGACGCACAACTTCCAGAGAATAATGCAGCCGCATGGATGTTGATGGGTGGTAGTAACCAGTTGCATGACAGACTAACAGGATTGCAATATAAGGAGTAACCAATGGCAGAGATAGAAATTGCAGGCGCAACAATAAAGGGTGGTAAATTATTACTGGTGTTACCAATTTTGGGTACACTAGGTGGTGGAGCATGGGCAGGATTTGAGTTCTATAAAGACTATATGGACATGAAAGAGATTGTTGAGAACATTGATGTGGACTCAATTAAGGCAGAGAACAGAGTCCTTGAAAACAAATTGGACGATGCGATTACATATACGAGAGACATCAAGAGTGATCTAAAGAATGATATAATGAGAACAGAGGCTATCGTAGAGTCAGTTGAAAAAAGAGTTAAGTCTATTCAAGATTCCGCCCGCGCCATGATTGACAAAGAGAATGACAGGAATGACAAGTTAAGAGAACGTGTCCAAAACAGGATGGATAGTCTTGATGACAGTTTGACCAGTAAGATGAAAACACTTGAGGAAGATATCAACAACAAAGTGAAGAAGGCACTGAATAATCCATTATCCAAGATGTAATCTTCATAAAACTGAAACATACCTTTAACATAAATAAAGAGAGAGGATACTACGAATATCCTCTCTCTTATTTTTGTCATATGACACAGAACACAGAAAGGAATTAAGATGATAAAATCCCTAATCGGTGTAGGTCTACTATTTAGTACTTTTGCACTTTCAACTCAGGCAATTGCCAGAGATCAAATTCGTGTGGTAGGTTCCTCTACCGTTTTCCCATTCACAACAACAGTCGCAGAAACATTTGGTAATACTACCGACTTCAAAACACCAATCGTAGAATCCACAGGCACAGGTGGTGGTTTCAAAATCTTCTGTGCTGGTATCGGGACTCAACACCCTGATTTCAACAATGCATCCAGAGCAATCAAGAAGGGTGAAGTTGAACTGTGTGCCAAGAATGGTATCAGTGTAACTGAACTCAAGGTAGGTTACGATGGTATTGTTTTTGCAAACAGTAAAAGTGCAGACCAACTTTCAGTTACACGCCGAGAACTGTTCCTCGCACTCGCAAAGAAGATTCCAGATGGTAAGGGTGGTTTGATTGACAATCCAAATCAAAAGTGGTCAGATGTTAATCCTTCTCTTCCAAACAAAAAGATTGAGGTTCTAGGACCACCACCAACCTCTGGTACAAGAGATGCATTCGTGGAACTTGTTATGGAGTCTGGTGCAAAGTCTTTCCCAGAACTCAAGGCACTTCGCAAGAAGAACAAGAAGGCGTTCAAGGCCATTGCTCACTCAATGCGTGAAGATGGTTTCTTCATCGAGGCGGGTGAGAACGACAACCTAATCATCCAGAAACTTACTGCAAACCCAAATGCATATGGTATTTTTGGTTTCAGTTTTCTTGATGGGAACCTTGACAAAATACAGGGAAGTGTGGTAGAAGAGGTAGTACCAACGTTTGAGAGTATTGCTTCTGGTGAGTATAGTGTATCACGCCCTCTGTTCATCTATGGAAAGAATGAACACATGAATGTCATTCCAGGCATGAAAGAGTTTGTTCGTTTGTATATAAGTGATCAGATGACCAGTGAAGATGGTGCTCTCGCAGACAAGGGACTTATTCCTTTACCAGCAAGAGAAAAGAAAACTCTTGTAGCACAAGTGGAGAAAAACCTAAAATGATTGACATGTACCTTCCTATCTTCGAAGCTAAGGTAGAAAAGTTACGTCAAAGGATTCGGGAGTTGGAGTCTAGTCCAACTCCCGTTATTCTTGTTATAAACCAATTGAAGTCAGAAGCAGATAAGATAGAAGAGAACTTAAAATCTGCTGCATAAATACCTTTATGGATGATGGTGACGCATGGAAAGAGTATCCACAACACAGGTGGATATTCAACAAACTTGAAATTGCACTGAAGTTTGGATATGATGCAGGACCAGCTTGTATTCCAATTACAAAGTCTGGTGACTATATTATACGTCCCATCTACAATCTGTATGGAATGGGTCTTGGTGCAAAAATAATTCACATAAACATATCACAGGCAAAAGAAATGGTGGAACATGCACTTGTTCCCCCAGGCCATTTCTGGTGTGAGAAATTTGGGGGTGAACACAAAAGTGTTGACTTTGAGAGAAGTGCTGGTTACTGGAAACCATTCTGTACCATTGTTGGTGAATCTAATGAAGAAAACCTTGTTCGTTTCAAAAGCTGGAAAAAGACTTGGAACACAGAGTATGTGTTGCCTAGATGGATGGAAGACATTGACGATGTGAAGAACATCAATTTGGAGATGATTGGTGATAAGGTCATTGAGGTACATCTACGAACAGGAAATGATATCTTTCACGATAAACCTATTGGATACACCTTATACCCAGTGTGGGAGAGTGATGGTGTAGAACCTGATTTTCCCAATGAGCATCCAGAGAGATACGATGCTAGTGGATATTTATCTGATATTCGTGTAGGATATTCCTTGACAAACCTTTCTAAATAGTTTATATTAGTAAATATAACTCAGAAAGGTATCTTATGGACGCATTAACTCACGCACTCATCGCAGTCGCATGTATCGCCGGAGCATATTATGTTGGTCGCTGGTCAACACGCAACGACTTGACTGATGTGATTGAAACCCTTCTCTCTAAGTTGGAGATGGATGGTTACATTGCAACCAAGATTGATGAGAATGGTGAGAAAGAACTTGTCCTAATTTCTGATATCATTGCAAAAACTGTGAAAGAGTGCAACAAAGTATCTTGACAAATCCCCCCAACTAGTATATTGTTATTCATATGAGTGGAATGCATCTATTGCCCTCGTATTATAATACGACTAATACGAAGAAGCGCAAACAGAAAAAGAAATCTAAGTCCCTGATTGCAGCAGAGAAGGAACACGAGAAGTTCCTCAAGCGCATGGGGGTAGGCTCTCGTAGCTCAGTTGGAGTAGAGCAACGGTCTTCTAAACCGTGGGTCACAGGTTCGAGTCCTGTCGAGAGTGCCAATAAACAGTCCCGTAGTTT